AAATCTATGGCTTCTTTAATATTTTTTAAGTCCTCTGTTTTACAAAGGTTAAACTCTCTATGAAACTTGATATTGTTAACACTTGTTACAATCACCTGATTACTTTAGATCCGAAATCACCAGGTAAACCTATCATAGGCCTACCGTCAAATTTATTTCTTTCTGCGTCTTTACTCTTTTGATCATTATAGTGTAAAAATACCTGACCACAATGTTGTCCTTCAAAAGCTTCTCTCCAGTGTTCTAAATCACATCCTCTATAAATAAGCATATCACCTGGGCTTAAATTAATTTTTATTCCTGCCATCCCTTGTTTACCTGAAGGCTCTAAATAAATTGGCCAAGGGTCACCACCAAGATTTAAAGTTGTAGACACTTCACAACTGTATCTATCTGAGTGTCTGTGTAAAACATCGCCGTTCTTATAAATTCTAGCATAAGAATAAGTTGGATAAACTTTAAAACCAGTTTCTTTTTCCATTCTAGGAATTAAAGCTAGTAACAAAGTTTCCATAACTAAATCTGCGTAATGAGAATATGTGTTTGGAACTTGAGCATCATTCCATACACCAAACATAGTTTCATAAGGATGTAGATATTTCTCTTCAAATAAAAATTTTGCCACTCTTCTTTTGTTTAAAAAATAGGTGTAACAAAAATCAGCTAAATCTGGAGATATAGCTTTTTTAATTACTAGGTATTTATTTTTTTTAAATGACATTTTATAATTTCTTCAAATCAAAATTTTTAGTAATGATTAATTTCTTTATATTATCTATAGCTCCTTTTTTAAAAAATAGCAATGGTAAAAACACTATATCACTTTTTGTATAATTACAGTGTTTAGGTGGTTTAATTTTAAACTCTTGTATACTCCAATCAGTGTAAGGATGACAGATCCAGTAAATAGGTTTGTCTAAATACCATGTCATTTTAGAATTTTTATTTACATGTTTTTCTGCTACTTGATGATAAAAATTATACACTCTGGTTTCTTCATAATCAGGTTGTTTTTTAGAAGGGGCATCATCAAAAAATATAGAATCAAAACTACCTAATTCTTTTAATTTGTTTTGCCAAGTGCCCTCTATAATAATAACTTTTTGTTTTTGTTTTTTAGCCCAAAGTTTTAGTTTATAAATTACATTGGGGTCTGATTCAATAATTGTATGTGATTTAATTTTATGTTTTTGTATTTCGGCAGCGGAGTAACCTAAACCAAAACCAATCTCTAAAACATGACCATTAGGTTTTAGATTATTTACTAGTGCTTTCATATAGGGTTTTTCCCATTCCATCATGACTTGATAATTATTATGATCAGGGTCTAATATAATATTTTTATTTGTGATGTCTTTTTTAAAAATAAGACCATTCATTTTATATAATTAAGATTTATAATAATTCTTCTTTTTTGATCAGTGCAACTCGTGCCTGTATGTAATTTTCTAGAATCAAATTCTACATATTTATTTTCTTCACTGTTAACTTCTTCACCTGTTTCAAAAATTGTTTTTCCATTATTCGTATTAATATAAAAAATACCAGTTGTTACTTTTGCATTATCAGATAAGAAATCGGTATGCATGGTATGTTTAATAATACTAGAAGTCATGGGTAATAAATTAGCCTTAATCCTAATTAAAATACTTGGTTTAATAACGTCTAATAAAGGTGATAAATTTCTAAAAAAATTTGAATAAGGTCTGTTATTTAAATAAAAAGTGTGCGTGAATTGAGTATGATTTATTGGGTCTTTTTTTGGTGAAACTATATGATCGTTAAAATACCATGGAAGTTCATCAGAATTTAATAATGCCTTCACCATCAAAAAAGATTGTGGAGGTAAAAAATTATTTGTTATCTTCATTGTCTGTTCTTTTTTCTCCATATTTTGATAAAACGTCATTTATTGGAATAGCTCTACAATTAAAATGTATAAATCTAAATGGTTCATATGCATCGTCAACTCTAAATTGATGAGGTAAATAAGAATTAAAAATAATTAAATTACCTGGTCTAACTGAATAATTTACTTGTGTGCTAGATGGAGTAAGTTTGTTTATATCTTTTTGTGGTAAATCGTTCATAACTTTACCAGGTCTAGGATCATCGAATATAGGTAGAGATGTTTTCTCACTAGCTTTTAAAAAATAAAAACCTGATATATGTCCGTTGTAATGTGTATGTAGTTGATGATGTCCTCCACCAGCTTCTGCAAACTCCTGTACCCATAGTTCTGTTGTAAATATTTTATAGTTACTTAAATCATAGCCTTGCTCATCTAATAGATTCCATGTCGTAGCCTCTATCCAATCGGTAAACTTTTTTAAACCTGGCCTATTTATTAAAGTTGTAGAATGATGAGACAAACCATGATCTTTTTTATCCCCTCCCCAGTTTTTGTTTCTTTCACTAATAAATTTCTTACTTTTATTTTTTGCTAATTTTATATAAGGATCTGTTATTTTTGTTAAATCTTTAACCCATTCATCTTTATGTAAAAAATAAATAGGTGAAGAAAAATACCACGATGTTGTTAATTTATCTTGACTCATACAAAAGGTTTACCACAACTCCAAATAACTAATGAATAACGAGTCCCCTCAGTGACAGGTTTTACTCTATGATAAATAAAAGAAGGAAATACTACTATGGATCCTTTAGGTAATACTTGTTTACACTCTTGCACAGTAGGCCTTATTTCTGGTGAAGAACTAAAAGCAAATTCTAGCTCTCCGCCTCTGTAACTATTAGGATCAGATAAAGATACGGTTACAGATAATTTTCTTATTTTTCCTTTAAATGAGTCGTCCATTTTTTTATTATTATCTTCACCATAAGGTTCCTCAAAACTATCACAATGCCAATCATAAAATTGACCTTGACCATATTTTGTAAATTGACATTGTTCTTGACAATCAAATTGAAAATTCCAATTTGCATTTATATTTGCTTTATTTACAAAAGGCATAATATATCGATAAACCCAAGGATCATTTAACCAAACTAGTTTTGAATTTCTATGTTTAAATAAATCTCTTTGTTGCTGATTATTTAAATTTTTAAAATTTTTAGTTCCTCCTGTAAGTGCGGTCTGATCTTTTTTAGTTAATGCGTATCTAATAATTGCATCACATATATGATGAGGTAAGACACTTTCAAAACACCAGTAGTTATTTCTAAGATTCATTTCTATCCGAATACTACTTATTTAAAAATAAAAGTAAATGATTAAGTTGTCCAAGATGAGGTTGCGGGATTCCAAATACGTAGAACAAACGAGGCTTCATCGGGATTTACTTCATAATCTTCAATAATCCATCTTTGGTTGTCTTCGTCCCACTGTGCAACTATTCGATAGTCATCTGTAACAAAATCTGGTGGCACTGCTATAGGAGGTTGCCATTTGTTGTTAGCGTCTAATGTCCAAGATGCAAAAGGTTGTGTTTGAATAAATATATCTTTTTCAAAATCATAAACATAACCTGGTCCAGCATATATATTTCTAAAGTTTGAGTTGTAAGAAGTCTGTTTCCACTCGCCACCATTAAAAAAAGTTTTACACCAAGTCTCTCCGTCCACATGCATATCGTTGTCTACTAAGGGACCATTTGAAGTTGAAATACCATTGTCTACCACAACCACTCTTTTTACAACCCACTGTGTGTCTGTAGTAAATCCTGTTGGATCAGTTTTTTGTTCTATTTCTGCGAAGTGAGCCATAACATTATGGAACAACAAAATTGCCGGTTGCATTAAATGTGTGTACCACATTACAACCACTTGTCGTTCTAGTCCCTCCTGATATTCTGTCGTTTCCTTCAACACTGTTTGCAAATTGAACGATTACAACTCCTGAACCGCCACTACCTCCATATAAAATATCAGAGGGTCCTGCAGGTCTTCCGCCTGATCCACCGCCACCGCCTGTGTTTGCAGTTCCTGATCTATTAGCAGATGGTGCTGCACCTGGATCATTATAATTAGTACCAGCTCCGCCACCACCTGATCCAGCAGCTCCGCCGCCGGCTGGTCCACCAGTACCGCCGCCTCCGCCAGCTCTTGTTGTTGAATCTCCTGGATAGCTACTACTTCCTGAACCACCAGCTCCTCCGACATTGTTTGGTGTTGAGGCTCCGCCAGATCCGCCGGCACCTCCGCCGCCACCACCGTAAATTCCTGTGTTTCCTGGTGGGAATCTTCCTGGTCCTCCAGGATTACCTTGAGATGGGCTTGTTGGTGGTACGTTA